CTGAAAATGACGACATCCCCTTCTGGAGCCCTTCCAACTACGGACTCAAGGCCGATGGTGTGAAATACGGCAAGGAGGAGCTGAACCTCACGCTCGACCAGGCCTCCTACCTGAACGGCAACGGCATCAGCACCTTCATCAATTTCACCAGCAGCTATGTGTTCTGGGGCGACCTGACCAGCGCGTATCCCGGCATTTCCGATGTGAAGGAAGTGCAGATCCCTGTTCGCATGATGTTCAACTGGATAGGCAATTCCATCATCCTTACCGCCTTCCAGAAGGTTTCCAGCCCGCTTCGCCGCCGCCTTATCGAGACTGTGTGCGATTCGCTGAACGTGTGGCTGAACGGCCTGACTGCCCGCGAGTTCATCCTTGGCGGCCGTGTGGAATTCCTGGAAGAAGAGAATCCTTCCACTGACCTGATGGCCGGCATTGCCCGGTTCCACGTGTTCGTCACTCCTCCCAGCGCGGCCAGCGAACTGGATTTCACGCTGGAGTATGACGTGAACTATCTGTCCACTCTTTTCTCGTAACAGGAGCAGCCTATGGCACTGGCTAAAACGAATCTGATCCCGGCGCTTCTTTCCGATGCCCGCATCTACAACGAAGGCAGCGTGCTTCTGGGAACTGGCAGTGTTGAACTGCCCTCTCTGGAATACATGACCGAAACCCTGACCGGCTTTGCCCTTGGCGGTGAAGTGGAAGTTCCGGTGAAGGGGCACTTCAAATCCATGAAGTGCAAAATCGCGTGGAACGTGGTGGAGCCCGCCGGTGTGCAGCTTCTGGTTCCGCAGGCGCATCACCTGGACGTGCGCGGCAGCATTCAGAAGCAGGATGCCGGCACCGGTGAATTCGTGGACGTGCCTGTGAAGGTGGTCATGCAGGCCATGCCCAAGACCACTGGCATCGGCAAGATGGAGCCCGGCAAGAAAATGGACTCCGAAACCGAGCTGGAAGTGACCTATATCAAAATGTGGATCGGCGGGCTGGAGCAGCTGGAAATCGATAAGATGAACTTCATCTGCAAAATCGAAGGTGCCGACCTTCTCCAGGCCCTCCGCATCAACCTTGGCATGATCTAGGCGTGCCTATGACCGAGCCCGTCATAGGCGCTGGCGTTCCCTTCGAGCGTATCCGGCGCATAACCGGATACCTCGTGGGCTCGCTGGATCGCTTCAACAACGCGAAGGCTGCGGAAGAGCGCGACAGGCTCAAACACATGAACATGGAAACATGGGGGAAAGGCCATGAACACAGTGGAAATAATCCTTGAATTCCCGGTGCAGCTTCCTGACAAGCTTCTGAGCTCCGTGAAGATGCGCCGTCCCACCCTGGGCGACCTGATGGACTGCCCTATCACCGGCGAAAGCGATGTGGCTGGTGAGGTGCGCCTCATGTCGCGCCTGTGCGGCATGAACATCGAAGATATGCGGACTCTGGATGCCGGCGACTATGCGAAAATCCAGGCCAAGTTTCTTGAGTTTCGGCTCGGGAAGTCTGGCGAATAAAAAGGAAGCCATGAAGCTCTGCGTGCTGCTTTCCCGTTTGACGGGCTGGAGCCGCGCAGAGGTCATGGCCTTGCCGATGGATGAACTGGAAGGCTGGCTGGATGCCGCCCGGAGGGTGGATGAGATGATGAGGCGCTAGGTGCAGGCCTTTTTCAGCCGCCATGCCTGGAAGGAATCGTACATCTTTTCGAGGCGGAGAAAGGTCAGCGCGAAAGCCGAGAACAGCCCTACCAGCACATAAAGCAGGAATACTGCCAGAGCCAGGGCCAGCAACGCTATCAGGGCTCCTATAAAAAGCCATACTGCAATAGTGTTCGCGTCCATGTATCTGCCCTTGGAGTAAGTTATGCCTCAGAATTTCGGCGTGGGATTCGTCATTGGTGCAAGTGTTGCAGCCTCTGTCAATTCTGCATTTAACATAGTCTCCAATAAAATCAAGGCTACTACGGCCCAGCTGGGCAAGGCCCGGCACGAGGCTTCCGTACTTTCCAAGGCCATAACCCTTTCCCAGCAGAAGGAAGGCCTGGAACAGAAGGTGGCCGCTGGCGACAATTCTGCCCGGCTCCAGGCTGAACTGGCCAAGGTTACGCAGCGCTATGAGCAGGCCCGCAAGGCCGCCCTTGCCTATGGTGATTCCGTAGAAGCCTGGGAGAAGGCTCACCTCAAGGCGCAGACTTCCCTTCGCCAGCTGACTACGCTGAAGGATCTTCAGGTGGGCCGCCAGCAGGAAAGCGACCGCCGCCGTGAGATCCGTGGTTCCATGATAGGGAGCGCGGCCAACCTCATGGTGGTGTCGGCTCCTGTGCGCTCTGCCATCGCCTTTGAGACGGCCATGGCCGATGCCGCCAAAACCATTGACGGCATGAGGGACAGCGCCGGCAACCTTACTCCCGCCTATTACGAGATGGAGGCTTCGGTCAAAAGGCTTGGCCGGAGCATTCCTCTCACTCATGAGCAGATAGCTTCCCTGTATGCCGCCGGTGGCCAGCAGGGGCTGACCGCCACGAAAGACCTGGAAGAGTTTGCCACCCTTTCCGCCCACATGGCTGTGGCCTTCGGCATGAGCAACGAAGCGGCCGCCGAAGCCATTGGCGGCTATCGCACCGCCATGGATCTTTCTTTCGAGCAGACCCGTTCGATGCTCGACCTGATGAACCAGTACGCCAACACCTCTTCCGCTTCGGAAGCCGGCATTGCCGATGTTGTACGGCGCATAGGTTCGCTGGGGCAGGTGGCTGGCATTTCCGCCAAGCCCATGACTGCCATGGCCGCCACGCTGGACTCCATGAAGGTCGCTCCGGAAGTGGCCGCCACCGGCATCAAGAATTTCCTCCTCACGCTGACGGCCGGTTCTTCTGCAACTAAGGCCCAGAGCGCGGCCTTTGCCAAGCTTGGCATCGACACCGTGAAGCTGGCGGCCCAGATGCAGAAGGACGGCCCGGCAGCCATCCTCAGTGTGCTGGAGGCCATAAAGCGGCTGCCGAAGGAAGAGCAGCTTTCGCTCATGGCCAAGCTTTTCGGCCGTGAAAGCATAGGGGCCATCGCTCCCATGCTGGCCAACCTTGAGCTGGTTCGGAAGAACCTGCACATCGCCGGTGATGAAGCCAGCTATGCCGGAGCCATGCAGAGGGAGTTTGAGAACCGTTCCCGCACTACGGCGAACAACCTGACCCTTCTGAAAAACCGCGCCGGTGAAGTGGGCGTTACCCTTGGCGCGGCCGTTCTGCCCGCGCTGAACTCCGTGCTGGCCACCATGGGGCCGATGATCTCCGCTGTGGCCACCTTCGCCCAGGAAAACCAGGGGCTGACCACTGGCCTCGTAGGTGTTGTGGCGGCCCTTGCCATAGGCATTCCTCTTTTTCGTGGTGCTCTCTACCTGTTCAGCCTAGGCCGTACTGCGGTGATCGGCTACCGCACTGCGGTACTTCTTCTTTCGAATTCCCATAGAGCCATGGCCGCCGCCTCGTATGCCAGCGCGGCCGCCAGCCGTGTTTCGGCTATGGCCATGGGCGGGCTTCGCGGTGCGGCGGCCATGGGCGCTGCCGGCGTGCGCCTGCTGGGAGGCGGCATTCGGGCCGTAGGCCTGCTGATTCGGGCCAACCCCATTGGCCTTCTCGTAACGGCCATGCTGACCCTGTATTCCACCTGCGAGCCCGTGCGGGCCGCTTTTGACGCCGTGTTCGGCTTCATTGGCAAGAAGATCGGCTGGGTATGGGAAAAGCTCAAGAGCTTTGGTTCCACCTTGAAAAGCGTAGCCTCCTTTGTGGGCTTAGGCGGCGATGACGAAGAAGAGGAAGAACCCTCTGTGGCTGCTGCCATGCCCAAGACCGTTGTTCCGCCCATGCCAGCGATTTCCGCCTCTTCAGCGGAGATAGGGGATGATGATGGGGACGAGGCAGAGTTCACCGTGGCTACTGCCATGCCCAAGGCCGTTGCGCCTGCTATGGCTGCCGTAGCTCCTATGTCTGGTCTGACGGCCGCTTCTCCTGCGGCTGCCAGCCTGCCGGCTTCCATGCCTCAGCAGGTGGACGTTGCGGCCATGATGCAGGGCTATGGAGGCCAGGTTCCGGATCAGGCCATGCCTGCTCCTGGAGTGCCGATTTCCGCCAACTTCCAGTTTTCGCTGAACGGCATCAGCGATGCCGGCTTTGCCGAGCGTGTGGTTAGGGCCGTGCAGGATAACCGGAGCCGCTTCGAGGAGCTGCTCGAAAGCATTGTGCGTGATCAGAGGAGGGCCGCTTATGGCTACTAGCTACCGTACCGTTCAGGGTGACTGCTGGGATTCCATAGCCCGTGCGCTGTGGGGCAGCGAGTTCTTCATGCACAAGCTCATGGAGGCCAATCCTTCCCATGCGGACATCCTCGTTTTTCCGGCGGGCATCGAACTTGCCGTGCCGGAGGTGAAAACTTCCACCGTTGCCAAGGATCTGCCGCCATGGATGAACTGATCCTTTCCTCCGCCCGCCGTGCCTACCTGCAGGTATCCATTGGCGGCCACGATGCCACCAGCTACCTGGAAGCCTATGTGAAGTCGTTCGAGTACATCGACCACGAAAGCGGCAAGGCCGATGAGCTTCGCCTCACGCTGCATGACCGCGATGGCAAATGGAGCGGCGACTGGCGGCCTTCGCTGGGCACGAAAATCGAGGCCAGCTTCACTGTTTTGAACTGGGAAGGCGGCGGGGCCGTGCTTTTTCCGTGCGGCGAATTCTCTGTGGATGAAGTGGAATTTTCCGGTGTTCCGGACGAAGTGACCATCAAAGCCCTTTCGGCCGCGCTCACCTCCGAACTCAAGGACACCACCAGAACGCAGGCCTGGGAGAATTATACGCTGCGTGACGTGGCGGCCGAGATAGCCCAGCGCAACGGCCTGAGCCTTATGTACAGCGCTCCCGATCATGCCTTCGAGCGGCGCGATCAGCGCGAAGAGTCCGACCTTGCCTTCGTGCAGCGGCTGGCCTCCAGCTATGCCGTGAAGTGCAAGATCCATGACGGGAAGCTGGTGCTCTTCGATGCCGCCGATGCCGACAGCGCCGATCCGGTTCTCACGGTGCAGAAAAGCGGCGGGCAGTTCTCGCCTTCGCGCTACCGTTTCCTCGAAAGCAGTTCCGACACCGGATACAGCCGGGCCGTGGTTTCGTACACCGATCCGTCCACCGGCAAGGTGCAGAAGGCTGAAGTGGAGGTGAAGCAGGAAGGTTCTGCGGAAAAGGAACTGACCCTGAACAGCCGTGTGGAATCGGCCTCTGAAGCCATGGCTCTGGGCAAGAGCCAGCTGCGGCAGAAGAACGAAAAGACCTTTACGGCCGAACTTGAGCTGATGGGGCATCCCAGCCTGGTTTCCGGATCCAATATCGAACTTTCCGGCTTTGGCTGCTGGGACGGAGTGTGGGCCATACTTGAGGCAAGGCATCGCCTTCATCCTGCCTATGCGGTTCAGCTGAAGATACGGAAGGCGCTGGAGTACTGATATGCAAGAGCTCGCTTCTGCCCTTCGCCGCATCGAAGCCCTGGAAAAGAACCGGGGATGCTCTTTGCGCTTCGCAGTCGTTTCTACCGTGGATCCTGCGGCCGGCACGGCCCGTGTGATCCTGGAGGACGGTGACGGCATGGTTTCGCACCCTCTTCAGGTGCTCGTTCCTCGAGCCGGAAAGGATACTCAGCAGGATATGCCCGATGTGGGCGACCGTGTGGCCGTGCTCTTTTCCGGGCAGGGACTCGAGGCTGGAGTGGTGCTGGGAGGCTATTACTCCGCCGCCAACCCTGCGCCCGGGAAAAACAGCGATGTGGAGTACCGCCGCTTCTCGGACGGAACGGAGATCTTCTATGACCGCAAAGCCCATAAGCTGTGCGCCTCCGTTCAGGGAGACGTGGAACTGACTGCCGCCGGAACGGTGAAGGCTTTGGCCAAGGGAGTGGTGGATGTGCAGTCCGGCACGCAGGTCATGATCAAGGCTCCGGCCATCGTTCTGAACGGGGCCATCTCTTCCGCCGGTTATGACGGATCTGCCGGCACCTTCAAGATGCAGGGCGAAGTTTCCGTGGAAGGCCGTGTGGACAGCACCGGCGATGTGACCGCCGGCAGCATAAGCCTCATGGGCCACACGCACACCTGCCCGGACGGTGGCACCTCCGGGCCGCAGTAAGGAGTTTTTATGAAGATCGGTTCTCTGGGAGATATCGTGTTTGAAGTCAGCTCCGATTTCGTGCGGACGCCGAATGATTTCCAGCGCTCCGTTTCTGCACGGTTCGAGACGCACTATGTGCAGGGAGCGAAGCCCAGGCTGGAATATCTGAGCGAGGAGCTGGACAGTTTTTCCATGTCCATCCGTCTTGTGGAGATGGGCGGCGTGGATCCGGAACTGGACTTCGAGAGGTTGGCCAACCTGTGCCGCAACGGTGTGGTGGTGCCCTTCATGCTGGCCGGTGTGCGCTTTGGCAACGTGGTCATTGAGAAGTGTACGGAAAAGTGGCGCGGAAAGGGCGAGTTCGGCCCGTTCTGCATCGATGTGGCGCTGGAGCTGAAGGAGTATGTGTGATGCAGGTTTTGGCCATGCCTTTTCCCATTGTCATCGGAGCCACCGGCATGGAGGCCGTGGCGCAGAACATCCGGATGATCGTGCTCACGATGGCCGGTTCTCTTCCGCTCGACCGCAGTTTCGCCCATGACCCTGCCTATATCGATGCGCCTGTGCCTTTTGCCACAGCCCGGCTGATAGCCCGGCTCACCGATGCCATAGAAAAATATGAACCTCGGGTGAAGGTGGAAAGCATACGCCTTCAGGCCGTGGACGGCGGCATGGATGGCCATGTGGTTCCCTGTATCGATTTCAGCCTGAAGGATGGTGTTGTTCTATGAATCTGCCCGAAGTTCTGTTCGCTGAAAAAGACCCTTCCGTCATTCTGCAGAAGGTGCTGGCTTCCTATGAAAACCAGACCGGCCGCACTCTTTACCCTGGCGACCCGGTGACACTTCTTTTGAAGTCGCTTTCCTATGTGGTGGCCGTGCAGAACGCGATGATAGACCTGGCCGCCAAGCAGAACCTGCTGGCCTATGCCACTGGTGCCCACCTCGACCACCTTGGCGACCTGATGGGCGTGAAGCGCATCGAGGCGCAACCGGCACGCTGCTCCATGGAGTTCCGACTTTCCGGAGCCATGGATTTTGAAGTGGCCATTCCTACCGGGACTCGCGTGGCCACGAAGGACGGCAAGGTCATCTTCCGCACTTCCGGAACGGTGAGCATTGCGGCCGGCAAGCTTTCGGCCGTGGTGCCTGCGCTGGCCACCGATGCCGGAACTGCCGCCAACGGCCTTATGGCCGGACAGGTTTCGCTGATGCTGGATTCCCTGCCGTATGTGGCTTCAGCCCGGAACGTCACACAGACGCAGGAAGGGGCAGACGCAGAAGGGGATGAGCGTTTTCGGGAGCGTATCCGCCTTGCTCCGGAGAGCTATTCCTGCGCTGGCTCGGAAGGTGCGTATCGTGCCCATGTGCTGGCTGTGAGCCCTGACATCGAGGAAGTGGTCATCCACAGCCCTGTGGCGGGCACCGTTGACGTGCGCTTTGTGCTTACCGGCGGAGAGCTTCCGGATGAAGCAATGGTTTCCCTTGTGAAGGAGGCCATCTCCGGAGAGACGGTGCGCCCGCTGACCGATACCGTGACGGTGAGCGCTCCGGATACGGTTCCGTACTCTGTGAAGGGGCAATGGTACCTGGGCAAGAGCAACGCCGTGCTGCTTGCCTCTGTGACGCAGGCCGTGGGCGAAGCGCTTGAAACGTACCGACTGTGGCAGCGGGCCAAGCCTGGCCGCGATATCAATCCCACAAAGCTGATCAGCCTTGTGGAGCAGGCAGGCGCCAAGCGTATCGAACTGGAAAGCCCGACCTTCACAACTTTGGGCAACGTTCAAGTGGCCAGAGAACTTTCCCTCGAGCTGACCTTTGGCGGACTGGAGGATGACTGATGGCGCTGAACCTGGCTTCCCCTTCGATTCTTGACCTGGTGCCCGAAAGCCTTTCCGCCGATCCGGGGATGGCTGCCATAGTGCAGGCTCTGGATCCGGAGCTGGCGGCCGCCACGAAGGCAGTTCCGGAACTGCTCTTGTTCGCCCGCTTGGCCAGAGTGTCTGAAGAGGGGCTGTTCGCTCCGCTGGCACGGCTGGCAGAAAAGGCCGGCGGCCTGCCCGACCTGCCTGAGAACGTGCTCGACCTTCTGGCCTGGCAGCTCCATGTGGACGGCTACGAGATAGCGCAGTCTTACGAGGACAAGCGCCGGATGGTGAACAGCTCGCTTCTGATGCATCGGCGCAAGGGTACACCGTGGGCCGTGGCCGAAGCCCTTCGTGTGCTGGGCTATGCCGATGCCCGGATCATCGAAGGGGCCAGTGTGTGCCGCTACGATGGCGAGATAGTCCATGACGGAGCCGAAGAATATTCGGTGGGCAACCGCTGGGCGTACTTCGATGTGGAAGTGGATCTCGGTGCCTCGGCAGGCATTTCCATCGAAGCCATGCGGCGCATCCGGGCGGCGGTGGAAGTGTGGAAGAACGTGCGCTCCCATCTGCGAGCCTTGAGCTGGAGAGCCACTATCGAAGATTCCGCAGAGATGCTGGATGCCATGGACAGCCTGAAGGCCTGCCCTTCGATGGAAGATGTGTATGTGTGGGGCTTCCCCACCTACAACGGCTCCATCCTGCACGATAACGCGAGCTTCCGCCGGTACGACAGAACCTTCCGCCATAACGGTTCGGAAACATACCGCTTCCACCGTGCCAGCGGGCATCTTTATGAAAACCAGCTCGAAGAGTTCCGCTTCGGCCTTACGGCAGAGCTGGAAGAAGTGGTGCGCTGCGAGCTGCGCTATGACGGCGTACACCGGCATGATGGCTCGTACTCCTACGGCATAAACGAGGCGGCCCTGCTGGAGAGCAGCTATCCGGAAGAGAACCTGGAACTGCTGGTGCGGCGCTTCTGCTCCTACAACAACGTCCATGCCTATGACGGTTCTATAAACTTCAACGTTCGGGAGGAATCGTATGCTTTTTGAGGAAAATCTGCCGCTTCGCGGTGACTTCGAGCTTCGCATCTTTCGGGATGGAAAGCTGGAGGAAAGCTACCGCGACCACAACATGATCATGACCGTAGCGCGGACGGCCCTGGCTTCCCTGCTTGGCGGCGATGGCAAGGGAAAAACCGTCACCAGTATCGGCGTAGGTACTGATGGCAACGGCCCGACTCCCTCGGATACCGAGCTGAAGAACGCCTATATCAAAAATATTTCCGGACACAGCTATCCGGCGGCCGGTCGTGTGCGCTTTGCCTTCACCATAGGCAAGGGCGAAGCCAACGGAAAGCAGTTGCGTGAGTTCGGCCTCATTTGCTCTGATGGCACTCTTTTTGCCCGCAAGGTGCGTGGTGTCATTGAAAAAGCCGATGACATCGAGATCGTCGGCACGTGGACGATAATCTTCTAAAAGGAGGAAATATGGCAAATCTGAAAGAAACCGCCCAGTGGGAGCCTGGCATCTATCAGATCGAACAGACCGACCCGGTCGTGGGCGGTGCCGATGGCATCTCCAACGTTCAGGCGCGTCAGCTGGGCAACCGTACCGCCTACCTCAAGGAACAGGTGGAAGCGATGGGCGCAACGGTGGAAGCCTTCGACCCCTCGATGCAGGGCGGCATCTTCGCTGGCCTGCAGATGGCACTCGACATGGCTGCGCTTGCGATGCGTGAGCACGACCAGACGAGGAAAACGCGGTTCCAGGAACTGACGGCCGTCATCAAAAACCGTGGCGTGAAAACCGGCGTGTCCATCACCAAATCCACGACCGCTACGAGAAATATCACCGTGTCCAACGGCACTGTGTTCATGGGCGGCCG